GTTGGAGTGCGGCATTGTTCACTTTCCAGCCGTTAAGAAAGACCCTCAAGGCTACGCTTCAGCGCTAACCTATGCTCGCCGTTATTCCTTGATGGCGGCTTGTGGCATTGCTCCAGAAGATGATGATGGAAACTCAGCAGCACGACCAGCAAAGACTGTTGTGGATTCCAGCATGATGGCTGACCACATCACAGCCATTCAAGATGCAACAGACGAACCATCGCTTAAAGCCGCATATCAAGCCGCTTACAAAGCCTGCGGCACAGATGCCAACTGGCAAAAGAAAATCATTGCAGTTAAAGACGAAAAGAAAGCGAGTTTGAAATGATTAGACTATTTTTTGCTTGGTTAGTTGTAGCTTTAATGTTTGTAAATCTTGGGCTTGCTTTATCAGTCATAGTCGTAAATTACACACAACAAGAAATTCGATATATGGAAAACTTTATGTGGTTTACAGCAATGGCATGGTTACTTTGGGGGATAAAAAATGATTGAACAAGGCTCACCCGAATGGTTTGCACAACGCCTTGGCAAAGTAACTGCCAGCCGTGTTGCTGACGTTATTGCCAAGACTAAAACAGGTTACAGCACCAGCCGTGACAACTACATGGCTCAATTGGTCTGTGAACGTATGACCAACACCGTAGCCGAATCCTATTCAAACTCAGCTATGCAATGGGGTACTGAAACAGAACCATTGGCTAGGGCAGCGTATGAAGCCCATGCTGACGTTTTAGTGGATGAAGTTGCCATGATTGCCCACCCAACGATTGAAGCCGCTGGCGCTTCTCCTGACGGGCTTGTTGGCGATGTTGGACAGCTTGAGATTAAGTGTCCCAACACAGCGACCCACATTGATACACTTTTGAGCCAAACAGTGCCAGGCAAATACAACACCCAGATGCAATGGCAGATGGCTTGCACTGGTCGCCAATGGTGTGACTTTGTGTCCTTTGACCCAAGGTTGCCCACAGAGCTTCAATTGTTTGTAAAGCGCGTTCCACGCGACACGGCTTACATTCAAATGCTTGAAGAAGAAGTCAAAAAGTTCTTGGTTGAACTGGATGGCAAAATTATGAAACTAAACGAACTGAAAGAAAAACATGGCAATAGTTTATGAAGTGACGGTCAAGGCTGGCACATACCAAAAAGACGGTCAAGAGAAAGTGCGTTACCAGCGCATTGGTAGCATCATTGAAACCAAGAAAGGTTTGATGTTGAAGCTGGATTCAGTGCCATTAGTTGAGGGCGGCTGGACAGGCTGGAGTTATCTTTTCACACCTAAAGATGATGCGCCAAAGCAACATTCAAAGCCAACAGAATTTGATGATGTTGAGTTTTAACATACAATGATTTTTAGCTAACTCGACGGAGGACAGGGGGGATTGAACCTCCCCCTTGCTAACTTTTAACAGGTTCACGCATGAAAGGTTCATCATGATTACGCAACAACGTTTGCATGAGTTGTTTGATTACAACAAAGAAACTGGAATTTTTACCAACAAAGTAAGGCGCGGTCGCTGCAAAGCAGGCACTAACGCTGGTCATTGTGGTCAAGGTTATTTCAGAATCAACATCAATGGAAAGCTATACCTTACGCATCGTTTGGCTTGGCTTTATGTTTATGACGAATTGCCAGAATACATTGACCATGTAAACAGAATTCCAACTGACAACCGACTTGTAAATCTCCGACCTGTTAGCAAAAAACAGAATCAAGAAAACAAAGAAAAACAAGCAAACAACAAGTCTGGTTACAAAGGCGTTAGTTGGGACACACAAAGAGAAAAATGGTTTGCTTGCATACAGCACAAAGGCAAAACCATTGGACTTGGCAGATACAACGACAAAGAAGATGCGTACAAGGCTTATTGCGATGCAGCAGCCAAGTACCACACACACAACCCAGACGCAATTTAAAATCAATTTCGGTGGGAAAGCGGATGCTGTGAGGTCGGGAGTTCTCGGCTTACTCGGACATAGTGCAGCGAGTACCACCACCATTTTGCATAGGAACGAATATGTTTAAATTTTTCAGAGCAAGAGCAACAGACGCAATCACCAGCTTTCAAGCGGCTGATTCAATCAAAGACGTAGCCAAGATGCACCAAGAGGTCATTACGGCTGCACTACAAAGGTTTGGCCCAATGGGTAAAGATGGCATTGCTAACGCCACAGGGCTTCAGAATAATCAAGTAGCCAGGCGCATGAACGAGTTGCAGAAACTTGATCTGATTGAGTTGACTGGCAACCAAGTTAGTTCAAATAGCGGCAGGAATGAGCGTGAATGGCGATTTAAGCCTGTGCAGGAGAAGTTGCTATGACGCTTGTTTTAATTGGACTTTTTATTGATTGGATTCTTGATGACCATTAACGCTTTCAGCCCTGACTACGTTCAAACGTATATGCCAGAGTTTCTTTCAAAGATTCGATCAGAATCAGCAGCAAAACTAAATGGAGAAAAGTTTGGAAAGGTAGGTCGTGCAACCCGTGAAAGTCTTGGCACTTCAGCAAACACGATTAGCGCGTTTCCAAAAACTAAACGGTATTCAACAGCTCCAACCGAGTTTCTTATTTATTCACGGGCAGGTATGCCAAAGGGGGTTAAATGATTAACGAACAAACAGGCGGCCCAGCGTTCCCTTGTGAGATTATTGTTGCTGGCACACATTCTGGTTTGCACAAAACACCATGGCAAGGTATGACATTGCGCGACTACTTCGCTGCCAAGGCGATGCAAGGGATGTATACAGCGCATAAGTTTCCATCTGGAATCATCATTGACACGGCTAAAGAAGCCTATGAAATGGCCGACGCCATGCTGAAAGCGAGGGAACAATGAGCGCAGGCGGCAAAGGACACGCACAACGACCCACAGACACAGCAAAGTTTTCTAGTGGTTACGACAACATTAAATGGACAAAAGAAGAAGATGAAGAATTTGATCGTTTACAAAACAATCTTAGCGCCGAACGCCCCGTGGCCCAAAGTGGAACAAGTGGAGAAGAAGCCTCAAAAAAAACGTAAAGCAGGCCTCAAAAATGTCAGGGTTGCATTAGAAAATATAAGCCTAGACTATTTTGCAAAGACCTATGAAGAACTTAACAACTATAAAGCTGCCAGCGCACATCGAACCCGTGACAAGTTATCGGGGCGATTCAAGGGTAATTGTAGGATGGAAAAATAGAGAGCAAAGGCTTGCAACCGTCAGAGAACAAAGGCTCTGGCGTTGTCTTAAATGCGATGAGTATTTTCAAACACTAGCAGAAGCAAGGGAACACAAACATGGATAACTTGGCAATCATCGTAGCGATTTTGATGCTTGGCGCTGTCGTATTCTTTTCCGTATTTGCTTTTGTTCTTGCTTTGCTAGTTTCTCAAGATTGAAGAATCTCTAGGGCATGAGTAATATGCTTCACACGGTCTTCAAGTCCAATAGTGCCTCCATTGATCTTCTTAGTAAGACCAACCCAATCAGCATTAGCAGCCAGGCGGTTGCAGTCGTGAGTGTCCCAAAACCAGCCAGCACTTAAAATTGCATATTTAGGAGTTGAAACAAGATGTGGCTCCATCACAAAGTCAACGCCCAACGCTTTGCCAGCGTGAAAATAGTTGCTATATCCTGTGAGTTGGATTGCACCTCTGCCAAAAAAACGGCCACCATCACCTGAAGCCTCGTCACGGTTTCCCATACGATTTGCGTAAACCTTGTTAGCCAATGCTTTACCGTTACGAGCGTAAGGTTGCGCTGATTCAAGCGTAGGAAATCGTTTAGGCCATATCTTCATTAAACGATCTGCCGAATAGCTTAAACCTTCCTCTAAGCGCGTGTAGTTGGCACTCTCATGCGATGTTTGACCTATAAACGCAGCTTGTTGAAGTGGTGTGCTAATGCTGAATCGCTCAAACGTTTCGTTTAATGGGTCAAGAAATTTAGCATTTATATGCAATTTTTCTAATTGATCTAATGTCATTTCTAACCTTTATGATGTGTAAAGAATTTATCTTCTGCGCTTTTTCTTGCTAAAACTGCATCTTCAAAATTTACATGATATCCAAGAGAGTGTCTTTTGCCATTTACTCTAATATAAGCAATCCACTTGTTTCTTTGTTTATACCAAAAAACTCCTTTTGCACCAGATTTATTGTCAATTCTTACATTTGTATTTTGTTTGTTTTGCCCTGACGTAACCTGACGCAAATTTGAAATTCTGTTATCGCATCTTTCCCTGTTTATGTGGTCAATTTGACCATCTGGGAAAACTCCATTTTTATATAACCAAGCAAGTCTATGTGCGTAATACTGACTGTTGTCAATAGAAACAATCACATATCCTAATTTCTTGTTTACAGTTCCTGCAATGTATCCAGCTTTTGCATTGTTTGCTATTGTTATTTTTCTTACAAAGTAGCCAGTTTGCTCATCATAAGAAAACAATTCCTGTAAACGTGCTTGCGTTAAAATTTCTTTAGCCATAGATGTTCATTCATCGGTTGGTTAGAAAGGCCAAGTAGCTCGCAACTGCTTGGCTTTTTGCTATTTTATTTCATTTACTTGCGATCTTACTTGCTCGTAGGCTGTGATGCAGGCGTTGAGCTTGTTGATAGCTCTGTCACCTTCTGCTGCGATTTCACTAATAAGTCGTAAAGTCTCGCGCTCAGATTCGCTTCCTGCTTGGTTATCTCCGCTGGCAGTGGTGGAACTTGCACTCCCTTGTGGGCAACTGGCGTTGAGGCGCACCCTGCCAGAACGAATGGCAAGATCAAGATCAGTTTGTTTTTTAGTGACAACATCGTTAGCCTCTTTCAATTGTGAAGATGTTTGATTCAAGTCTTCAGCAAGTTTTTGCTCTTTAGCGCGTGATTCTTCATTTAACTTTGCAATCTCGATTTGCATTTCTTGATCGCGTTGCTTGTGACCAGAATAAGTGCCATATTTGTATGTGCCAAGCACAACACAAATCACACCAATAATCATCCACGGGTTAATCATTTGAAGCCCTTGCAAGTGCCAAATGCTCACGCTCTTGATCTGATTCAAGATGATCTGGTGGCGTTGTTGGTGGAGGTGGAGGTGTCCACGATTCATCTAAAGCAGGATTGACCCATACAGGCAAAGCACCCGATGGGTCAAGAGGCTTTGGGGGCGTTGTACTCCCACTGGTAGTCTTCTCAATGCTGGCGCTAATGCCGCCACTCATTGCGTTGATACCTTTGCGGCTCATTACGCCACCGATACCGCCAACAACGAGCAAAACAATATCGTTGAGCATCTTGGTGTAGGCCATGTCAATAGGAGCCATTGACTTGATTGGCTGGACAACAAAGGTCACAGAGTAAAGCAAGGCGATCACAATGAAAGCCAAGATTAGCGTTACGACTACTACAACAAAACCCCAGACTAGGGTTTCAATCTGTTCAACGCTCAGACGATGCGGGTGTTTGGATTGGCTCAATTTTCTTCTCCAAGATAGGTGCGACAAGATATTCAGGGCAGGTTTGAGTAAACAAACAGCGAGGCTTTTGGCACTCTGCTAGGTTGAAGTTGTCAGGGTTTTGGCATGGATAGCGGTATCTATCATCAAGACAACCAGCCAAGCCAACCAATGAAAAAAGAATAATTGTTAGTAAATATTTCACTTTATTTTTTCCTTCAATTCCTCTTTCAATTTGCGCAACTCACGCGCTTCTTTTCTGATCTCATCTTTCATCCACAACGTCTCAACGTAGGCAATGAAGGATAGAGAAAACACGACAATCAGCACAGCAAGAACAATCAGGTGTGCCAGAAAGACGCTCGTGCTATCGCTTGATTTTTTACTTGCCACAACAACCACCCCATAAAAATCAAACCAATCACAGCGAGACTTGCGTCCATTGATTTCACTCTAACTTCTTCCATCAAAGCATTTCGCTCACGTTGCAGTGCCGCATCTTCTCTTGCTTGCTTTTCTCTAGCAACTCGTTGTTCTTCTTCAATCTGTTCCCTCATCTCCTCAAATTGGCTCCACAAGGCCCCCAATTCAGGCGGCGAGTGATACACCATCTGTTCTCTCAACTCAACCTGCATGGCAAGCAACTTGTTTCGAACCATGATTCGTTTTAAAGCCATTCGCTTAAGAGAAGTGCCTTCAACTTGCAGCTTTTTCGCTTCTCGTTCTTGCTCCCAAAACAAAGCCTCAAGACGATCAAAGGCATCAAACATATTCCCAAGCTCGTCACCAATCTTGAAAATTACCTCATCAGGATTTGACTTAGCTACCTCTTGAACACGCGCCTTCTCTGCTTCAATCTTTTCAGCTTGAGCCTTAGAAACTTTCTTACCAGCAAACTGACCATTGATCTCATCGTAGATTTGCTTTACGTTTCCAGCTATGCCCTTAACTTCTTTGTAAAGAGCGCAGCCTTCTTTGACTAACTGAAAAGCCGTTGTCGCCGCGAATAACGCAGTTCCAATTGGCACATCACAAACCGATTAGCTTTTTGAAAAACTCAGCACCAACGCCAGGGCCAAGAAGCACAACAGCCATAACCGCATATAACAAGTATTCAATTTTGTTCATGCGCTTATCGCCGTTTTCTAGCGAATGATTGATTTTTTCGTATCTAAGCGCACAAATTTCTTCGTGCGTAGACAGTCGAGCATCTGTTGCATCAATCGTTGCCATTATTCACCCCAAGGAATACCAGAAGTTGATACAGGATTTTGCTGCGCTTCAATCTGAGCATCCAATGCAGCCTCTACAACTTCCTCATCCAGCTTAGTCTTTACCCATTGAATCACTTGAGCTTCAGTCAGAGATTCAAAAGGTGTAGCAGGTGTGCCAGCTTCAAAGCCTACTGTGCCGTAGGTGGACGCTGTGAAGTCACCGTTTTCTTTGGTGACGGTGTAATGCACAGTAGTGACGAAACCATCAGAAGTGTTGCGGTCAAGTTGGTTGATTGTCCAAGTAGTCATTTATTTAGCCTCCAGCGCATCAATGCGCTCAGTGAGTGTTGTGATTAGTTCAGATTGCGAAGCAATCATGGCTTGTTGTTCTTGGATGGCTTTAACCAATACAGGAATCAAGTCTTGACGAATAGCTTTGTAAGGCTCTTCACCTTCTGGCGCAGATTCTCTCCATTCGTCAATCAGGTCAGGAAATACTTCCTCAAACTCTTGTGCAATAAAGCCACGAGCGTTCTTAATATTTGCTCCCTTGCCTTCTTTCCAATCGTACAAACGCGGCTTAAGCGCCATGACGCTTGCAAGACCATTATCCAAATCTCGTACGTTTTCTTTGAAACGAATATCAGAGATTGAGCTAATGGTATTGCTTGTGGCGTTTACCGTTCCAGCGTTAGTTACATAAAAACGATATGCGCCAGCGGTGGTGCTGTAACAATTAAGAAAGTCAAGTCCAGAAGGAGCTGCGCTATTGAAAGTACCGCGATAATCAACAAAACAACCCTGTGTCGTATAACTAGCGCTTGTTTTTCCCACCAGAAAGTTGCCGCTGGAGTCGATACGCATACGCTCTGAGCCGTTAATCTCAACTGAAACAGGTTTGGCAGTAGATGCGCTAATTACGTTGGTAGAACTACCTGATATTAATTGAAACAACCCCGCCGTAGCCGCATCAGTTCTTTCAACCGTAATAGATTGAGTTCCAGTACCAGCAACATGAAGTTTGCTACTTGGGCTACTCGTTCCAATACCTACGTTACCTGACGCATCTTTAACAATGCCACCATTACCAACGTTCAAAGTATCAGAAGAAGCATCGCCAAGCGTTACGTTGCCTGAAGCAGACAACGTAGTAAAAGCGCCAGCAGCAGCAGCGCCAGTACCAACAGGGCCGTTAAACGAATCACCGTTAGTGCCAGCCTGAAAGTCCTTCAAGTGGCCCATAACAGCACGAATAGCGTTATTGATACCGCTAGGTGCGCAGTTCTCATCTATGTTGATAGACGCTACGTCTGTATTGGAGTTAGCGGTACTGCTGTACTCACTGATTTTGGTTTTTGGCATTTATTTCTCCGTTAATCCAAATGAAGCGCCATAGCCTGCGGCAATAGCTTTGCGTTGAAGTTCTTTGCTAAGTGGCTCAATTGAGACCACAGAGGCTTTGCTCATCAATCTAGATGCAAGTTTAGGATCAAGCATTGCGTCAACCAGTAACTCACGAATCTGGTCATCAGTACCGTTGTAAAGCCAGTTCAATGGAGCTGCTACTTTATTTACAGCAGCAGGAACTTCACCAAACATTTGCTTGCCAATAAAAGCACCAATGACGTTAGCTGTACTCAAGTTCTTGAATGTGTCAGAGCCAGGCACTTTGCCTGCGCGTTGCAAAACGCCAGCATCTAAATCTTCCGCAACCTTCTTCAAGACTGCAAACTGAGTTTTAGACAAGTTTGTGTCTTTTTCAGCAGCACGAATTGCGCGAGTAAAAGCAGGCTGTGAAATCATGTAGTCGCCAGCGCGAGATGGGTCAGGCGTAGTTGTTAAGACTTTGCCTTTGAACTCTTGAGCAGCCTCAAGGCGCTCAATTCCTTTGCTTGATTTTGCGTATTTGTTCAAATAGTCTTGATAGCCAGGCGCAGCAGCTTCAATCGTATCGTCAACAGAACGAATCACTTGCTCAAGCTGACCTTTAGCCAAGCTGTATTGCGAGCCTTCTTTATCAAGCAAACCTTGTGCAGCACTACGCAAGTCTTTACGGACTTCGTACATACGTTGTGGAGTTGTGCCTTCAGCCAATTGTTCTTTAGCCCAATTCATAGTCTTTTTGACTGTTCCGCGAGCGCCAGCGTCAGATGCAAGAATGTCATCAATAGTTTGATTAACGTTCAAGGCAACAGCAGATTGGAAAGTCTCTGGACTAACCGTAGACTTGGCAAACGCTTCTTCACGCAAAGGAGAAGTAACTTCATTTCGCTTAGTAACAGCAGATTCAACAGCCGCCTTGTCTTTTGCCATTCTGTCAAGAATAGCCAATCGAGCTTGGTTAGCCTCACCAATCTGAGCGCCAAACTTTCCAGTCATATCCAAGGCGCGAATTGGTGTCTCAGCAGCGATTAGCCCAACGTCACGGCTTGCTTGTGCTGCGGTAGGTGTATAGCCACCGACAGGCGCTTGATAGCCTTCCATAGCCTTAATAGCTGTTTCAGACTCGCGTGACAATTGACGCAACACACCGCCAGCGATAGCTTCGCGACCAGCTTGAGTGCCAGGTCTCACAATCTCTTTAACCGCACGACCAGCAGCAGGGCCAAGAGCCATTGCGCTAGATGGAGCAGCAGCGCCACCAATGCTTGCAATCAATTGCATCAATGGGCCTGCATCGTTTTCACGTGCAGCACCAGCAGCCATAGAGCCACCAGTAGCAGCCGCTAACTGTGCAGGCATATTCTCGCCAAAGAATTTAGCAAGTTCCTGTGTGCGTGTAGCCAATTGAGGGGCAACAGCCTGCGTGACTTTCTGAGCCAATGCGCCAGGCGCTGTAACACCACCAATTGCAGCAGCAGATTCTGTAAGCAAACGTTCAGGAGCTGTTTTTGCTTGAGGCATACCAATAGCAGATAAGAAGTCGCCAAGCGCCTCAGTTTGTGGCTTGTATACCTGACGACCAGCGGCAATGTTAATTAAGCTCACAGGCGCGTCTGCAATCATTGCTGGCAAAGAAGCAGCACCAGTTAAAGCGCCACGGGCAGTTAATCCCATGTCGCGCAATAGGTCGCCACTTGTCCGTGTAGTTTGCTTTGGCTTATCAAAACCAAAAGCAGATTGCAACTCCTCTTTAGCCGTCATTTTCTTTGGTGGAGCAAACTTTACAGGCTCACCAGAAAGAATGGAAAGACCAGCATCAGACATAGAACCTAGATCGTTGTTTAACAACGCATCTAAGTCTTTGTCTGACAGTTTTGTAAGGTCTAAAGACATTATTGAGCCTTTCTACGGCGAGCCTGCTCTTGACGAGCCAAGCTCAACAAATCAACTTGACCTGTTGCATCAGTTGGCATCTTAGGACTAAAAACATCAGCATAAGGGTCTTTAATGAAATCACCATTGCCGCCAAATTGAGTTGACAATTTAACGTAGTTTTGACGATCTGATTCAAGTTGCTTCTGACGTTGTTTGACCATTGCATCAGCAACAGAGTAAAGACCTTTACGTTCTTCAGGCAACAACGAACCGCCAGTAAACACCTTTTGAGCGTAGGCTTTGACTTCGTTAGGAATCGAGCGATTGCCAAGAATCGTGTTTTTATCACCTTCTTGCACAGCGCCAGATGGGTCGTAAATCTTACCGATGTTGTAAATGATCGCTCCATCAGCAGCTTTATTGCCTTGATCTGCTTCACCAATTGCAGCGCCCAATGATCGGAAACGGTTAGCAACTTCAGTAGCGCCACTGTCTTTAACAACGCCACGCCAATCTTTAAGCAAATCAGCTTGCGCCTTTGCAACCGCAGTGGGGTCACGCAAATCAACGCTTACCTTTGGTTGCTTAAATGATTCTTGGCGATCAATATATTGACCAATTGCGCTACGCTCTTGTGGCGTCACTTGAGCAAACGGCTTCATAATGCCAAGCACTTGCATTGCCTGCTTAACAGGGCCAGCCAAATCTTCTTTAGCCATGCCAGCAACAGTGCTAACGCCTGTCAATGGAGAAATCTCAACCAATTGACCGTTTACTTCTTTGTACTCTGGCTTGTACTTGGCATAAGTCTCAGGAGAAGCCAAAGCCAAGCGTTGCAAAGCATCACGGTTAATAGTTGATGGGCCTTGCTGTGTAGGAATCTTCCCTGTTTGAAAGTAGTTCCCAATCTGTTCAGGAGCGCCAGACCAGTTTTGCTCAACAGCACCAGGCTGAATCAAACTAGGCAAGAACTTACGCACAGCCTCTGCTTCTTGTTGCTTACGCAATTGTTCGCCAACTTGCATTGCAGCCATCTTCTCTTGCAAGCCTTGGCCCAAAGCCTGCTTGTAGAGTTGTTGACCTTGTTGTAAACCTTGAGCAATAGCCAAAGCGCCACCACCAGGCGTACGGCTTGGAGCGCCAGCTTGAAGCAAAGCAGCAGCCATGCCCAAGTTAGATTGGCTTTGTGCTTGACCTTGCAAGCGTTTCAGCTCATCTTCACCAAGAAGGCCACCAAGGTACGCAGGCGTTTCGCCGTAGAAAGAATCTAGAAGTGCCATATTTGCCTCTTAATCAGTTGGGGTACTGCCCCAATTTGTTAGCCAATTAAAGCCTTGTTGCAGACCGCCAGAGCCGCCAGTGCCCATTTTATCTAGACCGCCAAGCAGTTGAACGCCAAGCAGACCAGTGCCCAACGCCGTAGCTGTTGGGTTTGTGAAATAAGGTTGTTGGCTTGTGGTTGTTTGAGCCTTTGGAACCAAGCCAATGTTTGACAGGTAATTGGTAAGTTGAGTTTGTGGCAACTGTTGCTGATAGTTGTACTTAGCCATATCAGCTTGCAGGGCTTGCTGTTGATAGCCTTCACCCAACTGACCAGCCGCCAATTGCCTATTAATGTCAGCATAGTCAGCTTCAGCCATTGCAGGCGCACCGAATGTGGCTTGTTGTTGACGAGCGCGTTCATCAGCGTAATTCTGATATGCCAGTTGTCCAGCAGTCCCAGTGAGCTTTTGAGCCAATTCACCAGCCGCAGCGCCTTGCAAGTTTTGCATTGCACCAGAGCCGTAGCGTCCAGCTTTAGAAGCAGCAGAAGTCACATTACCAATTGCCGTATTGAAAGCATTTGTAGCGGCTTGTGCAGCAGGCTGGAAAGCGCCAGAGAAGAATGGATTGCCACCAAGATAGTCGCCTTGGATAGTGCCATACAGTTGATTTTGAGCAGCGCCAGTTAAAGGGCTGCCAGCTTGAGCGCGCGCTTGAAGTGCTTGGATGCCTGTCTGAGTTGCTTCAGATGGGCCAACGTATGTTTGACCTTGGTAATACTGAGGGCCACCAGCTTGATACAAGCGTTGGGCTTCAGTCAAACCGTATGTGAGATACGGTTGAATTGCAGGGTCAATCTGCGTTGTTTGTGTTGAGGTTGTTGTTCCGACTGCCATAGCAATTACCTTTCTTTAAAGGACTCCATGGCGGGTCATCCACGGAGCCAATTATATACGTTATCCAACAATTACATAGTCGTATGTTTTGTTGGCTGTTGAGTTTGCAAAATGGGTCAATGTTGCAGAGCCTTTGGCTTTTGCGCTCACATAGACGTTTGTTGTTGATGATGGAGCCACATACTGAACAGTTGCAATAATTGAAGCCGCAGCAGGTCTTGTTGGGCTTGTAGCAGTAGGCAATGAGATCATTGAAACTTGAGTGCTAGAGGCTTGCCACATCAATTCAACATAGTCGCCAGCATTCAATTCAATAAAGTAGTTCCAAGCAGGCAAGATGTGCCCATCAACAAATCCATGCTTCCCATCAATTGAAACTTGGCCTTTTGATAGTGCAACATTTGTACCATTTTTACTTAGCCAAATATCAACGTCTTGAATTAAAGCATCAGAGTTAGCAAACTGCCCACTAAATTGAATATTGTAAATGCCGTAATTTAGAACTGTGAGCCTTGAATTGCTTACAACGCTTACACCACTTGAATAGTCAACGGTGTCGAATTTCATCGCATACGCAGTTGTAGTTGATGAAATTGTTTGCGTTGTCATATCTTGGAAAGACCCGTAGGGCGTACTATCAGCATAAGCCGCAGTAGATGCTGGAATCAGGATAATCTTTGAATCGTAGCCAATTCGCTCATCAGTGATTGTGGTCGTCAAAGCGCCACCTGTTGTCAATGTTACGGAACCAGTGTTATTGGTCTTGCCGTTCATTACCCCGTTGACGACTTCAGCCACAGCACGTTGATCGCCACCAAAAGGCGGTAATGTGCGAAACATTAGCGAACCCCCTGCGATACAAGGTCAATATCTACGGCAACGGCTGACTTCCAACGGTCGCCAGTAGGGTTTACTTCAATGCGGTGGTATTTACCAGAGCCTCGCAATGGAACGCGGTTGTCATCACTTGCTGCAACTGCTGTGCTGTAAGTAATGTCCTGGCTTAATAACCTGCGGGAAGCCACTGCAACGGTTGCAGAGCCTTGATCTACTTGAGGACGTGCCAAAGTAACCAAAGACTGCCCGCCAGCTTCAATGTCTCCTGTTTGGATTCGTGCTGTCATTGGCGTGCCTGTATAGGTCATCACCTTTGTTGCAAGAGTTCCACCTAAGAAGTATTTGCCGCCAGTAAACAGAATCGAATCCATTGGCGTAGAAAGCGCATCAATAGATGAACTCACGCTGTCCAATTCCTCAAGCGTAGAGGATGCACTAGAAGCGTCAGAAATAAAATCTGTGCCAGCGTCTGTGTAAGTCCACTTCTTTGTGTTGAAGTTGTACGCCATCAGCTTACGTGAGCCGTCTTTGCTCTTGTAGTTCCACAAAATCAACTTACGAACAGGGTCAACAGCGGCTGACATTGTGGAGTAGTCGTTCTCGCTTACATCATCCAAGAACCAACGATCAACCTTTTCAGAACCAATTGGCATGACTTGTTGACCATCGCACATATAGAAACCATCATCGCTCAAGAAAAACGTGATTCCTTGATATTGAGCAATTGAGCCTGACACCATGCAGCCCTTGTTGCGGCTAATGTTGTCAAACTGGAAAATCAGCGGCGTGCCGATATAGCTCATGCGGTGGATGCTTCGCTCCAAAAGAACCAAGCCAAACTCGCCGCCACGGATTCCCATTATCTGACCGCCATCAGCAATGTCTTGGAAATCAGCTTGATTTGTAGACGAAGGTGTCCAGGCAGTCTCATCATTCAGACCAGACCAACGAACACGATATTGCTCTTGCTTTGCAGATTCGTAGGTATTAGCCACAACAACAAAATCACGAACGACCGTGATGTATTTAGCAATAGGCGCAGAAGCAGACAAGTCAGCAAATGCAGTTGAAGTTCCAAGAACCCAAGATTGCAACTTTGACGAGTTATCAGTGCAAATGACGTTATCGCCAAACTGAGTGAACCTAAATCGCTCTGTTGCAGCGGTTGTATATCCAGTATTAACCTGAGTAACAGCGCCAACACCTGAAACAGTGTAAATCTTTGTTCGACCAGCGGCAAACAGCTTTGTAACCCCGTCTGGTTGTTTACTAGCAAAAACACTGGTTAGGTTTTCAGCAGCAGCGGCAGAGAAAACCACAGCTTGCGGAAACGGGCCATAACCAACAGCTTGAGAAACGCAGTTCTTAGCGTCAGTCAAAGCGCCAGAGATGCCAGGCTGATCTGGCATCCATTCGCCAAAGGGGATTCGTTGTGTAGCCATATCAGCCTTGTCTTAACCATGTATTTGTTGAAGTGGATGTGTCAACCCAAGAGTTTGAGCCAACCGACACATCATCCCAAGTGTTTGAGTTTGCACTTGAAGTTGTCCAAGTGTTTCCACCTACTGACACATCAGACCATGTATTGTCTGAGCCTGTCACATCGCCCCAATTGTCGCCGAGCCTTACGCCATTACAGACAATTATTGCTTCACAAGCAATTGAGCCTGTAAAGTCAAAGACAGCATAAGCGTCAGCGGTAACGATTGCCTCACAGACAACAGAAGCATCAGCGTTTGCAGTGATACCGCCCAAGGCTGTAAATGTTGCATTTGAAGAAATAGCAGCATCAGCCTGGCGAACTCGGACGGAATCAGCGCTTACCGTAGCGTCACACGTTACAGAGGCAACGCCATTTAACAGTAATCCACCAACAGCAGAAACTTCTGCACTGCAAGAAACATCAGCAGAAGCAACTGCAATGCGCTGCGCAATGGCTGTAACAACGCTAGAAGCCGTGATTGAAGCATTGGAAACACAAACCCTAGTCGCGTCACAAGACGAGCTTGCAGAGGATTCCATTGAACCAGAGCCAATAACAACCCTGATTGCTTCGCACGATACTGAGGCCGAACTAAAAACAGAAGCCGAAGCTCCAAACGTGACAGTTGACCCAGAGCTTACAGTTGCAGTCGCATTAACTGAACCGTAAGCATCCCACAGAGTGACAGACGTTGTATATAAATCACTGTCAAGCGACAGCGTTAAATCGTCAAGACTAGCCTTTAGATTGTCTAGGCTGTCAATTGTCCACGGTGGGAGCAAATCAGCCATATCACGCCAAGGTTACGCTCAAAGAACCAGAGGCAACACGGAACACGTCACCAGTTGCAATTGTCTTAGAAGCATCCAAGGCAGTGTGATACAACAAATTGCCAGCGGTAGAAGCGTCACGGATGCCAACGTGTGTAACAGTACCCCATGAGCCACCAGCTTGAGGAAACTCAATTGCAGCAGAGTTAGTTGTCACGCCGTTTGATGGAGCGCCAAAAGTGATTGCTTGACGGGCGTAAGAAGTGCCAGACACTTCAGTGCCTGAATCAGCATCAGTTGGGTCAGCAGTGTAAAGAGCCAAGTACACAGCCGATGGGCTTGTGTAGGCTGTATTGCGAAGCGTGGCATTAACCAGCGCTGTCTCAAGATAGTTTGACATTTCGGACATAAATTACCTCAGTGTGGTTGTCATTGACAGTGGAACACCAGAATACTGAGATGATTCGTCAGATTTGGTGAGCGTAGAGATTGCTCGGTCATACATAGTGCCCCATGTATTGATTCGAGCATCGTTCATTATGTAAGGTTCTGCCTCAAGCAATGAAGCATACAAAAGCGCATCAGGAGCGTTTGCAATAAATACGTTGCTTGCATTTGTGTCACCCAAGAATGTTGGTGCAGCAAAGTACAACAGCTTCAATGTATAGGCAGAGTCAGGAATTGGAGCGAGCTGGAACTCAGAGGCCAAGATTGTGTAGTCCAATGGCTTTCCGCTCTCAGTGGAGCGAGTGTTGCGACTGAACACAGCAGGACTTGAGTAAGTCAATGGCTGAATCGGATTGCCAACAACGGCAAAATCACGAATCTCAATAAAGTCACTTGGCAGTTCAACAGTGGAATCGCCACCAGTTGTTGCGGTAGTCACTGATTTGAGCATTTGACGAATACGCAACTCACGGCGCAAGCGAAGCTCTGCAAATCGAATGAAGTCAGGAATTTGATCGGTCAAATCAGTACGTGCCAAATAATTGGCAATCGCTGTCTTTAACTCAGAGTAGGTTGCAATGCTCATACTTTACCTGGTCGTGTGCGCCAAGCGCGGTTTAATGGGTCATTCAAGAAAGAAGCAAAACGCACTTCATCAAGTATGGCAAACCCACGCATAACACCTTGTTTGTTCAATTCATCAATAGCCGTGAACGGAATTGAAGCCACTTTGTTGCCAAACAGTTCATCAGACCACTTTGCGCGTTCATCGTAAGAGTTGTACTCTTTTTTATTCGCTTCAATGATGCCTGAAACATCTTGCTTAGTCGCAACAATAATGCCGCCGTCACCGTCAGCGTGTGCCGTTGATTGTCGAAATTGTGTGTTGTCCATGTGTAGATTCTAACAAAAACGCCCCTATGCGTGAACATAGAGGCGTCTTGTTTTGCTATTTAACGATTAAGTCAAATCGGCAATGATGCCGTGACCTGCCTCGTTAGACACTTGCAATGTGTACTCAGCCAAGAGTTGAGTAACTTCAGCGTCACCAGTCTTAGCCAACTCGTTGGTTTGGAATGGGCGCAGATAGTTCACAGAAGCCATGTCTGGGTCAATGATGAAAGCCACATCTGTATCAGTGATAAAGCGGTTAGGCACAACAGAGATCGAACCGAAGTCAGACAAATAAACATCAGCAGCGCCGATGATAGTTGTAGGAGCATCAGAAGGAGCCATGTAGCGCTGTGCGGCGATACCAGCAAAGGCAGACACAACTTGCTTGTGGTTAGGACGAACCATCAACACTTTTGGCGAACCACCAGCGGTGTAGACTTCTGCGACCACAGTCTTCAAGATTGTCTCAGTGAAAGTGCGGTCAGTACCGTTAGTACGGGTAGTTGTACCAGAAGCGCCAGCAACACCGTCAGTGCCAAAGTCGCCGTTAGTAGCCAACCAAGTTTGCAAGCCACCCAAAGTGCGGGCAGTAGAAGCATTACCAGCAGAAGCTGCTTGGTTGCTCAACAAGATGGCTTCCATGTCGCGCTTGATTTCAGCAGAGGCTTTAGCCAATTGGTAAGCCTTTTCAGACTTGCGACCAGCTTTGTCCACAGACTCCAAAGTGCCAGAGATTTTGACGGTCTTTTGGCTGATTTGAGTGCGGTTGCCAGCACGAACAGTTGGAGACATAGTTGCGTCAGAAGCGGTAGCGCCTTCAACAGCAGCGTTCGATGTGTTCACCGAAGCCAAGCTGTCTTTTTGCCACTCGTGGTAAGTAGCGGTAGCTTTACCCTTGCCGATAGACGACATAAATGGGGTGTCGGTGGGGCTGATGTTATAGATAACGTCAGACAGGTCTTCGCGCTGACCAATAGCGGTATAGGTTTGGTAGGTTGCCATGATTCAAGTTTCCTTATAAGAATCGTTCAAATGCGTTTGCAGCGTCACGAACTTTACCAGTCCGCTTCAACTGCGCCATTGTGTTTTTCTGCTGCTCTGAGACTGAATTTCGTGGCGTTGAAGTTCCAGCTTTCATCATCTTCGGAGCCGCTTCCACCTTTTTGGTGATTGAAGGCTTATTGCTCTGAAGTTTGGAATACTTCATGCCATGATACAAACTCAAAACAGCACGAGAATCGTACAACCCTGCAAGCTCTTGGTCACTCCATCCGATTGACTTCGCGTAATCACGAATGTCTTTGCGGATTTGGTCGCCCTCTTTAGGGTTTCCGTAACCTGGGATAGTTGACGACAGTTTCTGACTTTCTTCAGCGAGATGGCTTTGCAGGCGCTCAGATTGCTCGGCTTGTTGCTGTTGGGCAATGCGTTGCTGTTCTTGTTGCAGGACTGCTAACTGCTTCTCTCGTTGGTTCTGTTCAGCGACTTTCACGGCATAACCGATAGGGTCAACTTCTTTCAAAGCCTCAAGATTTTCACCTTTGTTTTGCTGATTAAGGAATTGTTCCATCATCTGCAAACGTTGGGCGTACTGGTCTCTTAATTTGTTTGCTTCTGCGATCTTTGTGCGTTCAGCTTCAACGACACGCTTATCTTCAGAGAGCTTTTGGGTTTTCTTTGTGTAGTCTTGGCCTAATTGGTAGCCCTCAATAAGCTGTTCAAGAGTTACTTCACGTTCTTCGCCAGCCGCTTTGACCTTAAAAGTGCTTTGCTTCTCTTGTTCATCTTCTTCAGAATCCACCAACTCAGATTCGACTTCGCTTTCAATGACTTCTTCGTCTTCGGTTACTTCATCTGGTTGGCTGTTGTCAGCGCCTTCGTCAGTACCCATCATGCCGAAAAAAGCATTTGCAGCTTGATTCACATTTAACGATTCACTACCCGCAGGTGTCGTGTTTTCGCTCATTTTCTACCCAAATTGTCAGCATCAACTGGATGCCACAGGTAACTTACGTTACAGAATCTTCCAGCGCTTTTTGGCAATCTCGCTTGAGGCGGCAATTGATTCAAAATGCGCGATAACTAATTGTAATGCGTTTATCCGTGAATATGCAACTTCTCGTTCTTCAACCTGATTAGGTTGCGAGTAAACGATTGTCTGCAATTCCAAGTTCTTCAAGGCTTCAATCTCGCCTTTGAAAAATTCGTCATTAAGCAGGTTTTTGGCTAGTTGCGGCTTGTCCAAGGATAGAACTCACGATCTGGTTAATGTCAACGGGTGTACCCATTGGCGTTTGTTGTTGTCCTGCGGCAAATATATCATTGAATGAAACATTTGGTTGTTGTGCTTGCAGTCCTTGCCACTGTGTGCCGCCAAGCATATTCTGATTGCTAAAGATAGTATTCAGATCAATTGGTGCGGCTGATTGTGCATAAGTTGGGACTTGCCATTCTTTAGGAATTGGAACAATGCCAAAACCTGTTGAACCAGTGCCGCCACTTGGTTGCTCACCAGCCAAGCCTAATGGGTCGCCAGTTACTGCATTAAGAAGCAGGCCGCCTCTCAAATAGTCAAGAGTAGACATTCCAGCAGCTTTTGCGGCAGCTACTTGAGACGGTGTTGCGGCAGCAGCGGTAGCGGCTTCTTCTGCAATCATTGCGTTAATCTCAGCAGCCGTCATGTTTGCAGCTTGCTCTTGTGCAATCAAAGCGTTTACTTCAGCGGCAGTAAGTTCTGGGGCAGCAGCAGAAGCACCAGCCTCGGCAGTTGCGGCAGCAGCTTGTTCTGCTGTCATTGCCTCACCAGTTGAACTAAAGTAAGCGCCGATTTCTGGGGCGTAATAAACGCCAGCGCCTATCAGAATAGCGCCAGCCCATCCACCAGGCACATTTTCATTTACAAAGTCGTCAAGCTGTGAGCCTGCATCTTTTACTGTGTCAATAGCACCTTGACCAACTTCTCCAATAGTGCCAATTGGGTTGCTTACAAAATTACTAAAGAATCCCATATTAGCTCCTTAACTTGGAATTTCAACGTTAGAAGTAATGCCAGCACCAACCTTCATGGCCTTTAATCGAGCTTCAGCCATAAATTCTTCTTCTTTTAGTTGAAGATTTGCAGCAGCTTTCTCACGCTCCAACTGAATCTGAGCTGCGTTCTTTTCGCGCATCAACTGCAATTCAGCAATAGCTTTCTGTTGTGCAAGTTCAATGTCAGCTTTAGCCTTCATTTGTTGGGCTTGAATGTCTGCCTGTGTCTTAGCCATATATGCTTGGACTTCAGGCGGTACTGGTGGCTGTTGAGGTTGTTGCGGTTGGCTCATCATCTGATCTTGTTCAGGCGTGATTGCCTTATAGAACTCAGCAGAGTCTTTGAAACCAGCAGCTTCAACCATACGGCCCAATGTGTTGCGGTATTGGCCCATTGTCACCAAAGGATTAGCAGGCCCCATTGTCTGAAGCACTTGCTCTTGCTTGGCAAGAACCATGTTCAACATTGCCATTTGCTCTTGGCGGTTGCCAGCACCAAGGCCAACGTTAATGTCCACATCGTACTGATTCGACCACTCACGAGGGTCAAACGAGACATAGTTACCACGCATACGAACGATACGAGGCTTGTCTTGGTACTTACAAAGAAGGTGCAAAATTCCTTTGAACAACTCTTTCACGCCAGTCTCAGCAAAGATTCGAGCAATCATCTCAATCTTGCCAGCAGCGCTTTGTTGCATAGAAGCAACAGCAGCAGCAGTGACGTTTTGCAGAATAGAAGGGTCAAGGCCTTGGCTTGCTTCTGTTACACCAGTGCGCTTTTGTTGGATTGTGTCCAAGTATTGCAGCATTGGGAAAGCCTGGGCAGCCACGTTTTGAACTGTAAGCTGATTAACAGCACCAGCAGACTTCACGCGAATCACACCACCAGCGGTGGAGGTAAGCAGGTCATCCATGTTTACCTGACCGTCAACAGCCGTGACACGGGCGTTATTTGTCAGGTATAGATTATCAAGAATCTGGCGTGTAATCGTAGTTTTAATCAGTTGCAGGTCGGTTGTGCGATCTGCCAATGATTGACCAAAGAACTTGTGAGGGACTGGAATAGGGCAGATTGAGTAGAAAGGGACGTAATCACATTCTTCATCACTCAGAATCTCATTGCCAGCAAAGAACACTTGGCGAAGCTCTGCAATCCCGTCTTCATCCATATCGCACTTAACGTAGCACTCAAAGACCTCAATCGTGGTCATTGTCTCGTCGCCACCTGCCAAGTCTTCAGCCAATTCACCATTGGAGAAACGAGCCAAATGCTCTGGCGTGTATGTCAAAGCACTAGATGAAGGCAAGCCGTTCACTGTGTCTTCATCAAAGCCCATAGAGATCAAGTCGCTGCGGGTCATCAATCGGCGGTGAGCAACAAATGGCGAATCTTCAATTGTCTTTGCACGTTTAGAGATCAAGAACTCCTCTGGCGGGACGTTCTCAACGACCACATGGCCTGACTTTGATTTCTTAGCCACAGTAACACTGAAAGACTTGTAAGTAACTGGCTGACCCATTTGGTCAATCACTTCGTTACCTTGCGGGTCAAGTAAAGGATTCTCTACTTCATCTTTCTCCACAACTTCCATTGTCTTATCAGACAACAGCATTGCAAGCTCGTCCTCAGACAGATCGCGGTACTTTTCTTTGCGCACATCTTCTTTGTCTTCCCAATAGGCTTTGACTACGCCAACCTTTTGCAAGAGCGCATCTTTGAACCAGTTGTGAAGAATGATCGTGCCTGCATTGTCACGGTTGAAAACCCAGTTGACGTACTCAGTGGCTTGTTTAGCGCCAGCTTCATCGTTAGGGCCGCGAGGGTCAAAGCGAACAACCTCATCCGAGGCAGTGAAGATTCGCACTAAAGGCGGCAAAGCGCCATCAATGGCTTCTGCCACTTCACCTGTGACGATGCTTGACTTTCCTTCGACCTCATTTCCGTATGGATTACGAAGGTAGGCTTGCAACGCCTCTTGGCGCTGCTGTGTTGTTTCTGTTTCTAAGAAACCAAGACTTCCATCAATCTCGGCTTGTACTATCGACTTTAGTTTGTCTTGGCTCATCTGATACCTTTGGTGGCCTGCCCATGCGAGGGCGTTGCTCCAATTGTAGCGCGTTAACTAGATTCTCCAATACCTCCAGGCGCTGCTCTAGTTCGGCGATTTTTCGAGGGTCGGCAATATTGCCTTGTTTCATAATTAGCATCAGACTACCCATTTTGGAGGTTGGTTAATAGATTTGCCCCAAGTAGACGTGGATTCGTCTAACCCGATGGCAAGGTAACGGAAAGCGTCACTGGCGTGTGACGACCAATCGTGTAGTGGGCGCTCAAAGTAGATTTTGCGCTTTTCATCGTATGCTCGGCGATAGTTCTTTAGCGCGTTCAAGCCAATTTTGACGTTTGGCACATTAAACCAGCATCGAGGCAATATCCGACGAACTGCCTGAATACCATCATCAACACCCATGCGAGGTGCGATTTTGATCTCTAGGCCGGCGTCAGTTAGCATCTCCATGCGGCTTTTACCTGTGCCAAGCTCCCTCACCTGTACGTCATGCGGCAAGATATGCTCGGCTTTGTCGTAATTGTTGTTGCGCAACCAGGTGACGTAATTGTCTAGACCTACACCGTTGTTCTCGTAATAGTCAATCAAGCGAATCTCTGAGCCTGCAATTTGAGCTACCCAAATAGCCGTACTGTCTCCCATACCCAAGTCCCAAGCTGTGACTAGCTTACAAAGGTCATCCCTTGGAATCTCTTGGATATGCTTCTTTTCCTCTAGGTCGTTAATTAGTGATCCGTAGTAAGAACCCTCAACAGCGGCATCAAACGAACACTCAAACTCCTGAAGGTATTTGTCGTCACCCATCTCAGACCTAGCGGCAATCAACTCAGAGGCAGCAATTACCTTGGTTTCTGAGGCTTTGAACTCAAGTAAACCCCAATCGGCTTCTGTTTCTGCCCTATCGCGTAGTTCTTTGAAGTGATTGTGGCCTTTAGGCGTTCCGATAAATAAGCACCAACCAAGTCTGTCTGCAAGTGCAGGTCGAACAATGTCAGTCCATATTTTTGGGTTTTGGTCGCCGATTTCATCAAGAATCACCCCGTCAAAGTATTGACCGCGAAGGCTTTCAGGATTATCTGAGCCATAAAGCTGGATGCGTCTACCCCAAAAGTCAACCCGAAGCTCTGAAATATTCTCAGTCCCGCCCATTGGCATTGCGTACTTCACAAGGTAGTCCCACGCTACCCGCTTGGCTTGTCCGTAGGTTGGAGCAATGTAGGCATAGCGAGGCGCTTCTTTGCCATTCAGGATTGCGGCTTTAATCAGGTGATTGATAGCCGAAACAGTCTTGCCCATCCTTCGATGCGCCACAACGACTGAGAAACGCTTATCGTCTATCAGGTCGTGAATTTGAGATTGTTGCTCCCTTGGCGAGTAGGGAATGACTATTTCGCCCATGTAACCTTCATCTCAATCGGGCCGTCATTGTCGCCAACGTGTTCGGTACGGGCAAGATCGGGGACAAGTTTTGCCAATACGATTTGTGCAGATTTAATTTGTTGGTTAGTCATTTCAACTTGCCCAAGCGAATTATCATAAAGCCTACGCATAAGCAAAGAGGCTCTAATGCCATCCTTCCAGTTATCGCTCAAATTTACTTTATTTTTACGCGCCGCCATAACATAGCTCCACTTTGTGATATTTCATCTTTTCTGTGAAGATTTGCAATGATTCGTCATCAGCCTTAATCAAGCTCCAAAACATTGGCAATATCTTGTTATATGCAACCTCTGTAATAGTTGCATGAAACTTAAATTTATCGTTTTTAGCAGTAGCTACGATTGTTCCACCATTGTGTAATCCAGCCTTAAACCACTCAGCAAACCTATCAAAGAAGGCACTTTCTGCTGGCAGCTTGGCTAAATATTCTTTAAACGGCCTTGGCTCATTTTGCTGGCGCAAACTACGTTCAACCAACCTACGATCAAACGCTGTTTGACCGCCAGGCATGATGTTTGTTAGGTTTTGTAAACCAATCTCGGCAATTAGATCGGTTTCATGATCGTATGCAGCTTGCTCATCCCAAAACAAGGCATTTTTTCTACGGTGAATTTCAAATCCAAGCGACCATATGTGCTTGATTTTATTGCACTTTTTTGAGCATACCTCTTTTAGCGCTTCTTTCTCGTGATACTCTATTCTGTTACCAGAACCTTTGCCCACATAGAACGTCTTTCCATCAATAGGATTGATTAGTTCATAGACATACCATTTATAGTGTTTATTCATTTGTTTACCAATTCCTTACGGCTCGTTGGTTTAGTTGATATAACTTTAGTCTAACAGACTTTTCTTTTTCTTAGTTGATTGTGGCGTTTCACTAATTAGGTTGATGTTTACTGGTCTTCCTGCGCCTTCTGGAACTTGTCTTCCAGCGTAGTCTCTAACAGCGCCATACATTCCTAAAGCTGTTTCCATTGCACCAGCTTGGCTTTGTAGGTTGTTGAAGTCGTAAACATCACGGATGTTGATGCCATCTTTTCCGTTTGTGTATCGGAATTGACCAAGCGTTGTTTGCATTTGACCGTATGGGTCTAGAACACTTAAGAGACCAGGCGTCTTGTTAAAGACTCGCTGACCTTCTGGTAATTGCTCTGCATAACGCTTGTAGTCTTCGTAATTTATGGTTCCTGAAGGCGTTTCCGTCTTTTTTGCGTATTCTTCCTTATTAGCAATCAAGTCTTTAAGGAATTTGAGTTGTTCAGGAGTTAAATCTTGCTCTGTGATTGACTTTTGATTTCCACTAACTGTTTCATCAAGGATTCTTGCAGGCGTCATCATCCCTTGAGGCATCACATTAGAAAGTAGACCGCCAGCTTTAACAGCAGCAGCCACCAAAGGGTCGGTTACTCTCCAATCAGCCATTACTTCATCCGTTTTTTCATCAGCTTTGCGGCTTCAGAGATAGAGATTGCGATTGCTTGCTTTGGGTTAGTGACGACTTTGCCGCCCTTACCTGAATGCAATTCGCCTTTTTTATACTCTGACATTACGCGACCAACTTTGGCTTGGCCTGCCTTTGTGAGCTTAGTCTTCATCGGCTTCTTTCATCGGCTCGGCTTTTTCCCAAGCCTTGCAAGTGCGCAAATTATGGCAAATCACTTCGAATTTGTTGCAATAACCGCGACCACCACCGTCTTTGTCAAATTCGTCTTGTGGCACAACTTCCATAGCCTCAAGCATCTCGGGTGAATCATCAAAGTATTCGCAATTAGCGCACAGGTTGCGTTTAGCCTGGTCAGGAGAGATGCGCCAGACGTTAGCTAGACTGCGCCAGTAGTCGCTGTTTGGCTGACCTGTCTTAACAGGGCCAAGCATTTGTGTTTCAACCAGTGTGTCACGGGTTTTTTTGTTTGATTCTGCGGTCAAGCCTTCGATGACGGGCTTTTCTGCCTCGATTTCCTCGATTTCAATCTTGATTTCCGCTGCTGGCGCTAAAAGTCCGCTCATTGGTTGCCTTTCGGTGTTTCTTGGATTTTACCAAAAAAGTGGGCAGAATCAACTACCCATAAGTGCAACTGCAAATTGCACCTTATTCTAGTTCGTAATACCGTCTTAGGTCAGGCACTGGTACGTCTTGAGGCCACAGCTTTGCAGATACCAAGCGTTGCACCGTCTTTCTGTGCGCCATCTGCCATAAGTCCTGTCGTTGTTCTCTTGTTAGTGTAGACCCTTGGTCGATAGAGGCGTGACAGGTAAAGCAAAGGCTGGCAATCATGTTGTCATCTGCCTTGCGCCCCATTCCTTTACCACCACCCCAATTCGTGTGGGCAGCTACAACAGTCCCGTCTTCAGCGTAACAGTGTTGGCAAGGAATCTCTCTTGCGGCTTCTAAGAGCTTCTTGCTTCTAACGTATGTGTGTTTTTGAATCATGCAATCGCTTCAATTCTTCGCATTTTGTTACCTTTGAACTCTTTGGAAATGTCATCCAATGCTAACTCAAGCGTTCTAACTGAACACTGCTTTAACTGTTCATCATGTAAGGAAAGAATAAGCTCCACGGCTTTTAGCTCCTCACCCGTAAAAATAAATGGTTTACCACTTACCCCGCGCTGTGCCATGTGAAAGATTGCATCCTGCGCTTCTCTGATTTCCTCTAGCCAATCACGACCAAGCTGGCGCTTTGCCAAGGCTTCAGCACAGTTCACCATTGAAATTAGGTTATCAACGTGCCCAGTGTCTCCACGGCCTTCTCGTATTTCGTCAAAAGAAACATGGTTTTTTAACAACAGCTTAGTGCCTGCGTCTGGAACGTCTGCGACTTTTTTGAATCCTGAGATGACCCACGAAATCGGGTCTGGTCGTATGCCTTTTGGCTTGTATTTCTTGCGAGGCTTGCTCATGCTTCACCTCTCACCACATAACATCGCTGTTGTTCTTCTTTAATGCGTTCACGCTCTTTAGCTGCTACCAGTTTGGCAAAGGCTTCTAGGCTTCTGTTGTCTAAATCAAAATTTATTGCAGTTATCGGGCCTTTTGGTGCAGTCAGACAACTAACCATTTTGTTTGCACCAACTTGAACAGCCATCTCAATGATTTCATCTTGTGTCATGCCTCACCTCTTGCGTGTTCAATTAGTTCAAGCGCAATTTGGTACAAGATTGGGTAGGAATCAACGCCTTGCTCATTTGCGCCACGTTCATCAAGCACCTTATCAAGCATTTTCATGTTGTCTGTGCGTGTATCTTTGACAATCAAAGCGTCTGTTTCTGCTTCACTTGCGTATTCATTCATATTGTTTCCTTTAGTTCAATTCCGTTGTTAGCGCACCAGGCAAGCAAGAACTCAACAAACTCGCTGGCTTGTTCTTTGGTGAAATGCCTTGTTTGAACGCCAAGTTGCACAATTCCTGTGTTGTCTAGGTTAGGCAGGATTGGCGCACCGTACATCATGCGGTCACGGGCAAACTGGTCAACTAGCAAGCGTTTCCAATCTTCAGCATCCCATTTGGAGCCAATGTGTTTGGCTTGCTTGGCAATGTCACCAATGATTGCGTGATACTTTTCTTCTTGTTCACGGCTTTTGCTTGCGTCTTTGACTTCCAGCGTCAGCTTGCGCCCTGCTGCCAATGCCGCCTTGACCTTGGGCCACAGGCTTTGCATCAAAGCACTAGCCTGTTGTTGGTCGATTAAATCGTATCTCATCGGCTCTCAAACTCAATCAGCATATCAATGTAGTGCTTGGCTTTCTCAAGGTCAGCAATGCCACCCTTATCGCGCCAGCGGCTGACGTACTTGACCACGTTGCCTTCAAAAAAACCAATGTCGTTCATGTAAATGAATTCTGCTGGCTGAATTGCCATGTCTTTGTAATGCGTTCCACCAACTTGTTTTTTCAATGCTTTTGTCATTTGATTGCTCCAATAAATTTCAATGCTTCGTCAGGACTTTCTACAACGCCCAAGAAGGCGCTTTTCCATTCCTCATGCCACTTCACTTGGTCTTCAGTTAATTTCCTCTGCGATGGCGGTTTTCTGCCGTCCTTGACCTCAATAAGATAGAACGCGCCTTCGTATTGGCAAAGCAAGTCAGGTACGCCCTTGCCAATAGCCGCCAGAGATTGAACTTTAGCGCCAGCCGCCCGTAGCGCCGATGTAATTTGCGTTTGATTTGCATCTGTCTTAGCTGCAATCCTCATTTCAAAATCGCTTTTTCTAGCTTTTCCATTGCATTTGCAATTTTTTCGTAAAGGTAGTCTGGCAGCAGATGTTTATCTGCAAACGACCATGATTCAAGTGCTGAAAGCAACTTTATAAGTTCTAAGGCGTCTTCTTTTGTCATTTAGTCTCCAATGGCAAAGTCACAACAGGCAAAGCCAACATAGTCTCTTTGGCGTATTCAAAGCCAAGGTCGTAAGCGTTTGACATAGCCGTAATTGTGTTTTCATCGCATCCAACGCCACGAAGCATTGCAATCATGTCATCTTTCGTCATGTGTTTCTTTCTTTAAGTTTTGCTTCTGTTGCTTCAACAAGTCCGCGATAGTCTTCATACTCTGTGTTTTCCACAAGGTCGTTTATCTCAAACACACTTAACCCTTCCCATGTGCGCTGTGCTTTTAATGTCTGCGCATACCAAGATTCATGCTGACTGCAAGGTGTTTCCATGCAAGCATCAAGGTCGCCTCTAACCGTGCAATTCATACATTGATCCATGTCTTACTCCTTAATATTGTGGGCGGCTTCGATGGCTCGTTCAAGCTTCTCAACAACAATGTGAGGCGAGTCATTTGCGTTGATTCCAGCCCCGTTGATGTAACCACTTAGCGGCTTGCGCTTTGGTGGGGTGGTGTAGCAACGGCGCAATATGCCATCTTCAATCAGCTTTTTATGTGATGCTGAAATTTGGTCTGGTTTGTAGTACGCACCTGTTTTTTGATTCCAGTATCCGATACACGCCACAGGCTCCTGCTCTGGCTCTTTTGGTTGTGGTGCTTTATCTTGGTAGAAGTGCGCCAAGCGTCTTGCAAAGTCTTTGTCGATGCCGTGACGCATTAAATTTTGCACAACCATGCCACGCCATTCGCTCCAATCGTTTGTAAACTCCTGCTCTGTCTCTTTGGGCAACAACTCAAACAACTCTGCAACTTGCTCGTTTGTATAAACACCAACGTGTGAATCAGGAAACTTAACCCACTGGCGGTCTGTGCCTGAAATATGAATAACGCAGTATTCCTCTGTCTCAAGGCATATCAATCGGTTACCACGGCGGTACTTTTGCTTATGTGTCTCCGACACGGCTGGCTCTTTGGGTTGTGGTGGAAGTGCAGCATAAAAAGGCACACCATCGTTTGAATCGCTTTGCTCCCATTTCCCATCGCTATTTGCGTTGAAATAACCAACAGGTTCCTGCTCTTGCTGTGCATAAGCATCCTTGTATAGCCCAAGCCGTTCATTCTCGTCATGCAAGGCTTGTAAGGCTTTCTCTTGTGCCAAGGCTTCTTTGATGGCGGTAATAGCTCCACCATTCAGTTCATACCCATCAGTTGAAATGCCAGTTTCTTCAAACCTTGTGCGTTGTCTGCGTTCAACCAATGCGCGATATAGTTTTTCATCACCCTTTGCCATGTCGCCATAGGTATCAATGTCATCAATAATATTCCACAGCTTTTCCAACGCCTCAAGCGCCAGCTTCAATGCTTCTGTTTGTGTTGTCATTTTGTTTCCTTACCAATCAGGAAGCCAAGCAAAGCTGGAAACGCCGTAATCAAAAAGAATGTAAAAGGCAGCATTTCAGTGACTTGACTTGGTTGGGTCATTTCGCCAACTTTTGTCGCCGCAAAAGTGACCCACCCCGTTGTCCACATTGTCAAAATAATCATCCAATACTCTTTCATAGCGGAGCCTCTGGCAGTTGTGCGCGTTGTTGTTGCGCGTATTCTTTGATTTGTTTGGCAGTCCAAGGAACTGCGCCTGTTGCTGGTGGAAATGGAAAGTTAATCGTCATAACTGTCACCTTCAAAGAAGTCTGAAATTGCTTCTTCAATTTCTGCAATCTCTTTGTCGCTCAAGTCAGGCTTGATAATCTTGCCTTCCATATCAAGCAATTCGTAATCAAATTCCTCACCGCCATAGAAGTCAATGTCGCTGTCCCATGTACTTGGGTTTGGCTCTGTCTTGCAATAGTCAATCACTGCAATCTGGCAAAGCTGACCGTCATCAAGGAAAAATTCAATCTTGGCTTCGTAAGTCATTTGGTCACCTCTGCATCAACAATGCGAATCAAGGCGGCAATCATGTCCTTGGCCTGTTCCTTGGTCAGACTTACATGGCAGCGAGCTGCCTCAGTCACCAAGCCAAGCCAAACGTTGCCATCGTACAAATCCACGTTTACGTGACGGCGCTTGTGTATCGTTTCAATCTTTGTGTCGAGTTCAATCATTTTTCATTCTCCAAAGGAACGTCACGCCACTCGCCTGGTTTTCCATCAATCCAATGCACATCAGTGGAGTTATCTTCCCACCATTGCTGAAGAATTCGAACCATGTTTGGTGTTGTGTCGTTTCCGTAAACTGATTTATATCCATGTTGACGCTCAACAAAGCGCAATCGTTGTGTAGGAGTCATGCTTGACCTCGCTTGATTGCATCAATCAGTTTGAAAGCAAACACATATTCTTTAGTGTCGTGACCGCTTCGTGGAATGTTGTCTCGGATAATAGAACAGCAACGCTCCTCTACCAGTTTGGCAAAGGCTTCAAGTACAGCATTGTTGGCTTTGTAACCTTTGAATTCGCCGCTTAAAGCAAAACCTTTACGCACTATTGCGTCTTGAGGTCTTGTGAACTGCTCTTCAAAACCAGCCTGTTTAGCCATCTCAATGATTTCATCTTGTGTCATCACATAGCCTTTCATTTACGTTCATTTACTCGTTCTCTTACAGCTTCAATCAATCCCTTAAAAATTCCCGTCTGGTTGTCTTCAAGCTCTTGCGCTCTCTGTTTGGCGTATGCGACCCAACCCTTCTGCAAAGCCATCTTCGTGAGATGCTCCACTTGTTGCTCGAATACTTGGTTGAAATCCATCTAAGTCGCCTGTCAGTTCAAGTGCTTTGTTGATTGTGTCTCTAGTATAACCTAGATTATATGATTCACTGTCTTTTATTTGGTCAAGAATCTGATTTGCTTGAAAATAGTTCATACCCTGTTGCCTTTTAGCAACTCTGCAATCTTGGCTTGCACATCAGCATTTGGCTTGACTGCCTTCTTGCGGTCTTCATCCATTTGACGCAAAGCAGCGTCTTGGTTTGGCGGTGGTGGCGTTGTAACGTGAGCCACATCGTATTTGTTGGCAAAAGGCTGGCGCTCGTTTGATTTGAGCCATTCAGCCTGCAACCCTTGCGAACCTCTTGCACACCAGATGGTCAGGAAAGCGTTTAGGCTAACTCCTGCCTTCTCAGCTTCTTTTGTGGCAGAGTTCACCACGGTCTGTGTGACAGGCGCTTTTTTTGCTTTACGCAGTTGCAACCAATCCAACCAAACAGCTTCAGAAACATCAGGTGGGCAAGCAACGCCAGTTGCTTTCTTCTTTGGTTCTTGGTTAATGGTTATTGGTTTATGGTTAGGTGTCGCTTCGTTTACGTCTTGTTCACGGTTCGTGCTTTTTTGCTTACGCTTCGTTTCTCTTTCAATAGCGATTCGTTTGTTTGTGTCTGCTTTGGCATGGTATTCAAGCAACTCTTGAAGGATGCGGTCTTGCACATAGCAACCATCTTTATCAAGCACAAAGAATCGACTAAGAACAAATTTAACGGCTTCAATCTCAGCTTCTGTTGAAGCCCAAGTCCATTCTAGTGCTTGTTCCAATGTTGGAAAAGTCTCACGGTCATAGCACGAATCAATAAGAAGCGTGTACGAACCGTGTTGAAGCATGGTCAGGCGACCAGCTTTCTTGGCATAGTCGCCAAGATTTCTCTTGTAATAGTGCATATAGCCCGCTTTTTCAAAGCCCCTTAGATGAAGAAACAGTCGGCAGGAGAAGGGGTAACTCTTTTCGCTCGGGTAATTAGTCCGAACTAGCCGTTGTTTCAAAACATTGTATATCAGTTAACCCACAGATAAAAACCGTGAAGTATGCCGATAGGAAAGAAAATCGCTCCAGCAACGAGGAAACCCCAGAAGCCTTGAGCAAAACAAGTGAAGATGTGCGTTAGCCAAGCGATTGTGCAAAGTATGCCAATGAAGCCAGCCATCATGCTTCCTTCACAAAGATGCCTTCAGCGTTCATGTAGCCTCGGCGGTCTTTGATTTGGTGATAAGCAGCAGCAAGGCAGTCTGTCAGGTTTACATCTAGCAAAGCACAGACGTTAATCAGGCAAACAACAGTGTCACCAATGGCATCAATGGCATCAACCTTGTTATTGTCACGCAAGGCATCGACTAGCTCGTTGATTTCCTCAACTGCTTTGATCGACTGAGCAAATGGAGTGCTGTTTGGGATAATTTTTCGTGCTTCCGACCATTGCACGACTTTCATTTCAATTTCTGCGTAACTCATTAGAAACAGCTCGTTGTGCATTGTTGACCGTTGCCATAGCAGCTTGTTGTGCAAGTTACTGTGCGACCGTTTTGAATGTAGGTGTGTGTTGACATTTGTGCGCTGGCGCTAAGTGCCAGGGTTGCCAAGATGATTGCGATTGATTTTTTCATGTTTACTCCTTCGTTGATAAATCGTTGCTTAAAGATATTGCTGGCCCACGTTTTACATTACATGAACGACAAACTGGAACAACATCTAAAGGTTTGTTGTAATCTCTGTGATCGTAATCTGTTGCTTGTTTTCCACAGTCGACACACATAAATTCTTTTACAGGCTTTAATTTTCCTTCTTTGATTGCTTTTGCAACAAGTGAAGCAGCCTTGATCTGACCATTTTTAACAGGTCTTACTTTTGTGCAAGGAAAGCAAAACCTAGCTCGCAAGTCTCTGTCAGTTATCTCGCAACTACAACCTTTGCAAACCTTGTATTTAAACGGTTTTAATGATTTTTCATGACAAGACATACAAAGCCAAGACCTAAAGTCTCTGCCAATAATTTGATTGTCACAGTCACGGCAAAATCTTACTTTTTTGTCTTGAACCATTTTGGCCTCAACAGTTTTAGTTGCCAGATTCGAGCTTTTGGAACTTCTTTCCATGCGCCGACAGCAGCTTGACTAATGCCAAGCAACTTTGCAAGCTCTACTTGTGTTCCAGCTAGTTTGATAAGTTCTTCTTTAGTCATAAAACAGATTATATAACCTAGATTGTTGCAGTCAAGCAACATTTGCAAAATATTTCTTAAAATCTTGCAAAGTAAGCATAATCTAGGTTATAGTTCATACATCCCGCAGCGCAACGCAAACGGTACTTTAGGAAACAAAATGAAACTTAACAACACAACCCGCACCTACCCACGCACAATGCAAGAAGCCTATCCAAATACGGTTGATGCTATTGAAGCTCGCCAACGTTGGGAATGGTTAGAAGGTCATCGTTCAGACGCAGCAGAACAAGCTGAGTTCTGGGTTTATATCGCCTGCGCATTTGCCGCTGGATTCGTAGTCTCTCAACTTTGGGGTTAAACATGAAAAACATTGCATCAGCTTTGGTCAAAGCACAGAAGGCCTTTGGCCCTGCTTTAAAGACCTCTACAAACCCTCATTTCCGTTCTAAGTACGCAGACCTATCCGCTTGCGTTGAAGCTGTCATTGACGCTTTAAACAACAATGGAATCTTTCTTTTGCAAAAGAACTATGACTGCGCTGACGGAATTATGTGCGAAACAGTCTTTGTCCATGAGTCAGGCGAAATGTTGGAGTGCGGCATTGTTCACTTTCCAGCCGTTAAGAAAGACCCTCAAGGCTACGCTTCAGCGCTAACCTATGCTCGCCGTTATTCCTTGATGGCGGCTTGTGGCATTGCTCCAGAAGATGATGAT